TTTCCGTGAATTTACTACTAAATTCTGTGTTTTTAACAAAATCATTATTGTCTTCAGGAGCTGGTGTCCAGTCAGTTGATATAGTACCTTCTTCTAACTTTACTTCAGCAATAAATAATATTGCTTGTTGACCATTATTTGAACCATTATTATCAAATCTTAAGAAGGCTTCATCCATTTCCCCGCTATTAAATCTAACATTCTTAACAACTTCTAACTCACTAGATGATAATCGTTTGCTATTTATCAACGGTGCTGGTCTAGTGAATATTGTAAAATCTGAAGTTTCATTATTTCTTCGACCTAAAACATGTAAATCCATACTAGATACATTAGTACTTGCAAAACCTTTAAATGAAATTACATAATCAGTGTTACGTTTCAACTTAAATCTAGAACTTCTTATGAAGTTTTCTCTAGTAGTTGAGTTAGGTAAACACATAATTTTTTTATTACCATTGTAATAATAGGGATGTGTCCTTACTTCCCAATCTCCACCCCATGGGTGACCTTCTTTTTGCAATGGTTCACCACTGTTAGGTATATAGTTTCTTCCCCCTATACTTGTTGGAATACTATCCCTTACATTTCTTATGATTTCAGTTCTTTCACGGCTTAATTGATTAGCTGTATCTCTCTGAACCCATTGTTTCAATGTTTCAATTCTACTACTATCTTGATTTTTGTATTGTTCTAATGCTGTTAATTGGCGATTAATACCTTGTGCGTTTTCATTGAACTTATTAGAAAATTCTGTGTTTTTAACAAAAGCATTATTGTCCTCTGGGGCCGGTGTCCAGTCAGTTGCGACATTACCTTTTTCAAGTTTAGGTAAACGTACATAAACTTTATCTCCAGGTGAACATGTTCCTAACATCTGATAAAACACAAAAGCATAGTGTTGTGTATATCTATTTGTATATGTATGAGATATTCGTTGCCACTCAGTTGTTAAATCTACTCTACCCTTAAACCCGTTAGTTTCTTGTCCCACGTTGTTAAAGGTAATATTTTTACTCGCTTTAACGTCTAGACTCCACGTCAATACTTCATTTTGAAAGTTATCTTTCAAAAATGGCATAATTTGTGTCCAAATACCAGTACTTTCAGTTGCTCTAACTTTAGTGAAAACTAATGTTCCGTTTTCAACTGTTTTTTCCCAGTTCGTACCACCTGAATTTATATTAGTTAATTTATCACTATCAGTTATATAGTTTCTGCCACCAACACTTGTAGGAATGCTTTCTCTAATATTTCTAATTTCTCTTGAAATACTGTTCGCTGTTTCTTGAACTTTATTTTCCACAACAGATGTAGTTGCATAACCCTTGCCATCTACCCAACCTTCAATGCTACGTCTTTCAGCAGTCAGTTGGTTAGCGGTGTTGTTTTGAACCCAAATTTGTAAATTAGCTGTTCTTACTCCGTCTTGATTTTTGTAGTTTTCTAACGCTGTCAATTGGTTAGTGATACCTCTAGCATTTTCTGTAAACTTACTACTAAATTCTGTGTTCTTAACAAAACCTTTACTATCAATAACTTTATTAATTTCAGTTCGTTCACGACTTAATTGACTAGCTGTATCACGTTGCACCCATTGCTTCAAGCTTTCAGTTCTACTGCCATCTTGATTTTTATATTCCTCAAGAGAACTGATTTTACTAGTTAAACCATCTACACCAGTTTTTATTTCTCCTCGGATAACTTTTAAATCATTTTCGTTTTTAGCTTTGACTAAAGTAAATTCCCTTGTTACGTTACCATCTAACTCGGTTACTTTCTGATTTATACTTTTCCCAGTTTCTTTAGCTTCATTCACTAATTTTTTTAACTCAACTACTGTTGAATTACTAGAAATATCCTGCATGTTGTTAACTCGTTCAGATAACGCTTGAATTTGTTTTGTTGCCTCTATTCTATTCTTACTTATTTCTAGATTAGCTGCTTGAATTTGCTTAGTAGCTTCTACTCTATTCTTGCTTATTTCTAGATTAACTGCTTGAATTTGCTTAGTAGCTTCAACTCTGTTCTTACTTATTTCTAGATTAGTAGTTTGGAATTGCCTGTTGTAGTTTTCAACTGTTGTTGATACTTGGTTTCTAATAGGTGCTAGTTTTTTCTCTAGATCTTCAGCAATATTAGCTTTTATTACTTCACTTGATGCCGTAGCTTTCTCAAATCCATCTTCAATCTTTTTATTGATTTCATCTGTATTTTTCTTAAATAGCTTATCATAGTTTTCACTACGTTCTTTGACTTTTCGTTCTATGTCCATAGTGATTATATCTGTATAAGCATTAGCTTTAGCTATAGCACCGCTACTAGCATTTGATACTTCTGAACCTAATCGACCTTCTTTTTCACCTAGAATAAACTCTTTCCATTTTTTTAGCATTGGATCATAATGCGTTTCAACTACTCTTATTCTTTCATCCACACCATATTTTAAATATTTTAAAATTACAGTGTCTCCACGATTGATATCCTCTGTTAACTGTTCATAAGTAACTTTGATAGAGTTTTTTGGCTTATCGATATTTTGTTTTGTAAAATATTCCATGGCCCATTCTTCTAACTCTTCAGCAGTTCTTAAATCATTGTTGGATACTGCTATTTCATTGATGAATGGATAATCATTAATCAACGGACTTTCTACAATTAGATTAATAGTAATTTCTTCATCTAATGCTTCTAGTTCTTCTTTTTGTTGTGCTTTTAATGATTCAATTTCAGTTTTCTTTCTATCAGCTATCGCTTGACTTTCAGCTTTTCTTTGTTGAGATTTTCTCTCTCTTGCCTGATATTTAGCATTTACTTCTGATTCAATTTGAGAATATGATTTAATTACTTTACCACTACGCTTTACTTTCTTGTTATTCTTAGCAAGTTCTTTAGCGTATCTTTTAGCTATTTCATCTTTCATTTGTTGAGCTTTTTTAACAGCATTTCTACCTTGTGAGTATTCTTTTTGAGATTCTCTCAAAGCTTTTAATTGTTGTCTGTGCTGTTCTCGTAGGTCTTTCTTATCATACTTATCACCAACTTTAAAAGTTGAACTAGCATAAATTCTAGTAACAATTTCATCAGAATTACTAGTATTAACAAATTCACTTATATTTTTAGCTGTAGTTAATACTTCTTCAGTATCTCTTCCTAAACGTTCTAACAAGCTAATTTGTTTATCATGCATATCAATATCTGCAGAATAAGTATCAGCAATTCCTCCTAATAATTCAAATGATGTTCTAAGTTTATTATCAGTATCATCATTATGTGATACAAATGAATTAATAGCATTTATATCTGAATAATATGAGAAATCTTTTTCACTAGATAAAAAGTTTGAATACCATTCATCAAGTACTGACATACAGTTTACACGAAGTCTTCCGAAGTTATTCACTAACCTTTTACTAAAATCATAGTTCTTTTGATAAGCAGTTACAGTAATACATTTATCATTTTCAGATATATCAATATCCTTAATTCTAAATAAGTTTGTTCTGTCATGCTCATCAGCTTTTACAATCATACCTTTTTCAATGAATGAAAATAGATCGTTATCAACAGTTGGATATTTGAATGTTAATTTATACATTGTATTCAACACCCAGTGAATGTCCGAATCGTAAGCATTATTCAACACTATTCCGTTATAAGTAAAGTCTGTTTCAAATTCATCATATAACCATAACATTAAATAAACGCCCCCCATCTACACTCTATTTCCAACCTAGTAATTCCATTACCTAGAACAATCCCACTCACTCCTGGTTTAATCTCAAAGAACGCTCCTAGCATTACACTATTTAATAGATTTCCGTTCTTATCATATACATTTTGTTCACCTTGTTTACATTCAACAACTAACTTTTCAGACAGTTGTTTTAATCTGACTACCTGATTACCTATGGTTAATGATGTGCCACTCGTTGAATTTCCATATAGAGTAATTTTAGGATACATTATTACATTAGTTTCATTGTTGATAACTCCATTGCTTGTATATGTCTTAATATCAGATGCAATACTATATGAGAATGGATTACAAGTGAATACTACATCTATTTCATATTCATCTACTTCACCTAGTCTAGCTCTTACTGCAGATACTGTTAACACTTCATAATATCTACCAGGATTATCAGAGGCTATTAATTTACCACTACCTTCTAACCACACTAATAATTCATTGATTTGGTTTAATTTTACATTGTGGATTAATAGTTTATATGATTTTTCTACAAGCTCATAAGCTGTAGAAGTTCTTACAATTCCTCCTGACATATCATCAGATGTAAATATTTTGTCTTTTCTTTTCCCTTTATTGATTCCATCATTTTCTGTTACAAAAATTTCAAAGGGAAAATCGGCGGTAGACTTCCCTTTGAAGATTAATTCATTATAATGTAACGACATTTCTACCACCTCCAAAACTCATATTTTTGTATTCTTTCATAGATCTCACTAGTTTTTGTTCAATCTCTTTTACTAATGTATCAATGTCTTCTTTGTTGTTTATATTATTACCTGTCACATTGATGGTAATATTAACATTAGGATTATTAGCTCCATATTGTTCTGCTAATGTTCCGCTTATTCCTTTAATTTTCTCTCTTGTAGATAACGGTGTAATGTTCACACCACTTCTTGTTACTTGGAATAATTCTGGGCCAGCTTCACCTACAATACCTGTATATTTAGGTGGTAAGTTTTGAGTTGTATTGATATTTCCACCTGTAGCAAACATCCCAATATGTCCACCCATTGCATGCATTCCGATGTGGCCACCAGTAGCATGTTCACCACCGATGAATCTACTAATAGTGTTTTTAATAAAGTTCCAAGTTGTTGTAACAACTGTTGGAATAGCGTTAATCGCTCCTGCTGCACTATTTGCTTTATGAGTGATATTGTCATTTGCTTCTAATTGTTTTGTAGGTGTAGGTGTTGCATTAAATCTTTCTGTACTCGCTGTTGCTGCGTCTGTGAATGGTGTTGCATTACCTTGTGCCATAATACTCTTAGTTGCTGGATTTGTTGCTGCGAAAACATTTGCTCTATCTGTGGCATCTTGAATAAATGGACTTGCATTTCCACTAGCTGATAGTACTTTTTCAGCGGGATTCGTATTGATATATGTGTTTAAATTTCCTTGTGCATCTATAATTGGTTGACTTGCATTATCTTTGGCAGTTAGTGTTTTTTCATTAATTGCCAAAACATTATAGCCCAGGATATTCTTTATTGCATTATCAATAACATTGCTTCCATCATCTTTAAACATAATTGATTTAGGCGGTAAACTAGCATTTTTGAATGTATCTATTTTTCCATTGATATTATCTAATGGCAAACTTGCTTTATCTACAATTTCAACATTTTTAGGTTTAATACCTTTACTGTCTAACCATTCTAAGTCTTCTTTAGTCATCTTAATAGTACGACCTTGACTTTCAGCAATAGTGATTGCTTTCATAATATCTGGCAATGCTAATGCTCTTTCATAATCGTTTTTAAAATTAAATACAAGATCATGGCCTTCATATTTAATTCCTATTGATTTAATATCAGAGTGACTAGTCCAGTTATTTAAAATACTGTTAACTTCCTGAATTTTAGATTCAATAGAACCTAAATTATTAATGTATTCTTCTTTAGTATCTGTAATTAAACCAATTTGTTTTAATGCTGCAATTTTAGCAGCTAAGGCTGTTTCTTCCATTCCTTGCTGTAAAATTTTCTGTGCCTCTTTACTTTCAGTTGCAGCTTCTGTAGCACTCTTACCTAGTCTCTTATAGAGATTCTCTATTTCATTCATCTCTTGAGTTGTTAAACTTCTATGATCTTTTGCAGCGTTAGATAAAATTTCTTTGATTTTCCCTTGTGCTTCTCTTACAGAATTCACTGAATCATCAAAGGTTTGTTTAATAAATTCAGATTGTTTTTTATATTCTGCTTCTTCAATTAATCCAGCAGCTTTTAAATCATTTAACCTATCATTTTCTGCTTTTCTACGTTTTTCAATACCTTCTACAGTAGATAATGCTAAGTCATTAATAGTCTTAATCTGTGCCATTGCATATTCTGATGTAATGTTTTCTCTAAATAGCTTGATTGAATACTTGATAATGAATTACCTAGCATAATTCCATAGTTTCTAAACTTACCTTCGATTTCATTTACATCTTCATCACTTAAAGATAGATTCTCTTTTAGTTTCTTTCTGATTTCTCCATCAGAAGAATACCAACTACCTTCTTTAAAGTTTTTATCAAGACTTTCCATGATTGAGGTGTTAGCTTTTTTAATCTTTTCAGTTTCCTCTACTATGGCTTTACTATTATTTTGAACATCACCTTTTAATCTATCGATTGCACTTCCAGATTGTGTTGCACCTTTAATCACTTGATCATACCACTCTTTGTATTTTCCGTTAGTTTGTTCAACGGATGCTTCATGATTTCTACTGTCTTTTGTCATTTCATGATATATTCCATATCCTAATCCGACAAAAGCAGCTCCAATTAATGCAGCTCCTGCTACATATGGATTAGTTAACATAGAAGCCATGCTTCCAGTAGTTGCAGCCTTAGTTCCTACTCCAGCAATTTCAGTACCTAATTCAGCTACATCAGCTACTGCTTTACCAGTCCTGATTTTACCTAACCATTGAATCAGAGTACCTATACTCTTAACTCCTGCACCTGCACCAGTTGTTAGTCTTCCTAGAACAGATAAGAATGGGCCCATACCTAACACGGCTAATTGGACCGTTGGTGGTAATTTACTAAACCATAACATCATATCACCTAATGTTTTCACTACAGGTTTAGAATGTTGCAATACTTCTGCCAATCTAGGTAATAACTGTGCTCCCATTTCAATGGCCATTTTTTGAATTTCATTCTTAGCCATTTGAATTTTACTAGCACTTGTTTGGTATCTAATACTTGCTTCTTTAGTTAAGGCTGTATTTTCTTTCCAACCTTTATTTGCAATTTCTAAAGCTTTACCTAATCCACTATCACCATCTAATGCTCCAGAAAGTCTCTTCATGGCATCAGCTTCACGAATACCTGTTACACCTAATGATGCCAGTACATCGTTAACATTACCTCCACTTTCTTTTACATTCTTAAGACCTTTAAGAACTAATCCAAGTGCCTCTACAGGTCGATTATTAAATGCATTAGCAAACTCACCAGCACTAACTCCAGCAGCTTTAGCAAACTTACCTAAGTTTTCTCCACCTGACATTACTGCGTTTTGCATTTTTGTCATAACCTGTGTCATTGCACTACCACCAGCTTCTGCTTCAATACCAACAGTACTCATTGCAGCTGCTAATCCTAACACATCAGCCTCTGACATATTAGTTTGTTTCCCCATCCCAGAAAGTCGTTGTGACATTTCTACAATAGATTTTTCATTTGTGGCAAAGTTATTTCCTAATTCTACTAATGTAGAACCTAGATTTCTAATACTACTTTGACTTGTTCCCATTACAGCCATGAATTGAGCTAAGCTTGCTGCACCTTCCTCACTACTTAAGTTAGTAGTAGCTCCTAAATCTGCAATGGTCTTTGTGAAGTCAACTATATTTTCAGTTTTAATACCTAACTGCCCAGCTACTTCACCAATTCTAGCTAATTCATTTGCACTAACAGGAATCTCTGTAGAAAGATTTAAGAAACTCTGTCTAATCTTATCTAATTGCTGTGGTGTTGCATCTACAGTCTTAACTACTCCAGCAAAATCACTTTCGAAATTGATTGCACTTCTAGCGGCCAATAACATTCCAGAAGATATCCCAGCAGTAGCTCTTGTTAAACCGTCACCAACTCCCGACATCTTCTGTCCTAGAACTTGTGCTCTAGTACCAACATCATTAAATCTTTGAGCTGTATCAGCTAACCTACCACCACTATTTCTAAATGCAGTATGAGTTTTCTCAACTGCATCTCTTAATTTAAAATAGCTTGTTTCAGCGTTCGCTATTTTAGTTGGTAATGCTCCTAATTCTTTCTGTTGAGTACTTAAAGTACTATTTAAGCCTTTAATTTGCGTTTCAAGGCTTTTGACTTCTTGTTCAGTCTTCTTATATGCTTTGCTTGTATTTGCCACTGTTTCTTTATATTTCTGGACAGCAGCACTACTCTTACCATAAGTGCTTTCTAAGTGTTTTAAATGCTCTTTTTGACTTTGTAACAACGTTCCATTTGTCTTTAAAACTGATTGTTTTTGCCTAAAAGCACTCGATAACTTTTCAATTTCTTTCGGTATCTCACTAGTAGATTTTTTTAAAGCATCATATTTATCTTTTAAATTATTAACATTACTTGCTGATTGCTTCATTTGAGTAGTTAGTCCACTCATCTTTGCCTTGTAGATATCGTATGCTTTCGCACCACTACCTAATGAAGCTATATTTCTTCTAGCTTCTGCTTGAAGTTGTCGTAAGGCATTTTCACCTTGCTTAATAGCAGAGGTAAAAGAACCTACACCTTCTGCAGTCAGTATGACACCGACCTTATCCATGTAATTTGCCATTTTTACCTCCTACAGTACATTACTTATGTTAGTAACTCGCATGCCTTCTTCTTCAGAATCATCTATTGTATAATTTTCTTTAATATATCTATTTATCATGTAAATAATATAGTCGAATGAATAATCATACATAAATTCCTCCTTAGTCATGTTGAACCAAGTTCTACACTTATAAAATAAATCATCCCAATCTATTATTTCTTGTGTCTCTTCTTGGCTTTCTTCGGATTCCTGCTCACTACTTTTGGTTGTGTAGGAACTAGGTCTTCTACCTGTTCTTCTAAAAAACTCTTTCCCATTTCGCTATCATCAGTAATTCCTAACATTTGAAGTAATGTTGCTGTTTGGTCTCCATACATAGCTTCTTGATATTTTATAAGAAATACTTCCAAGTCAGTATCGGTAACATTTTCTAAAACTTCCTCAAGTGTTGTTTTTAACTTATTAGCTTTCAAAATTGATACTAAAAACTTAGCTATTGCTATATTTTTTTCTTTAGTAATAACATCTACCCAATCACCTTGTTTAATGCCAAAGTCTGCTTCTAAATGTAACCAAACTGCTAAATTACATCTTAATTCAACTTCATACCCAAGAATATCTGTTTTAAAAGTCTCTATATTTTTTTTAAAAATACTCATTTAATACCTCCAAAAAAGAGCCAACTTATGTCGGCTCTTTAATCTTATTTATTATCCTCTAGGGACTACTGTAGAATCTGTTTGACCTTCTTTAATGCAAGTTTTTAAAGTTGTTGCATCATAGAAACCATTTAATAATAATTTCTCACGATCATATAAATTAGTTGTACGTAAGTCAATTTTAGCGTACACAGATTTATTTTCACTGCCAATTACTGGAAATGCTTCAATAGTAACCTGTGAAATATTTTCTTTTTTCTCATCAGTTTCTGTCTCTGCATTGAAGTCTGGATTTTTTAGTTGGCAAACAGGGAAGTTGTAGATAATTTCATTTCCGTTTTCGTCTGTAACAGGGAACGACCATCTAAACTGTTTATATTTAGGGCTGTCTCCTTGAACGAATACACCATTAGCTAGTTTAATCATTCCACTCATTTCTTCTACGAAACCTTCTGGGAAGAATCCAATATCTACTGTCATCTCAACACTTGAGAATTTAACAATATCACGAACTTTAATATTTGATAGATATACTGATTTCTCCTTCTTTTGTCCTTTAAAAGCTACTTTATCGATTGCCGCCACTTCATATGTTTTGTCCTCATACGTTAATCCACTTTCGCTAGTTGCTTCTGTTTTTACTTTTTGTAAATATCCAGCACCAATACCTGTTAGTAATGCTCCGTCTACTCTCTCTTTAGTTACTGTCATTTCAGTTCCTCCTATTTATTTAATAATTTATCTTTAACTTTCTTAGCAAATGAATCTTTGTGTTGTAATGCTGCAGGTCTAATATGTGGCTTTGGAGCAACATATTTTCTACTACCTTTTTTATATCTTCTTGCACGTTTACCTCGTCTTTCTCTACTAGTAGCTTTAGAAAATCCAGCATGAAATCCTACTTCATGGAAATATAAATGTAGGTTGGGCCTACCTGCCCAACCTACTGTACTTTCATATAATGCATGTTTTGCGATAATCCCCTCAACACCAGCACCAGTCACTTTTAAACCTTTACTAGTAGCGATTTTTTTCGCATCATCTTTGATTTCTTCTGCTTCTTTTTCTACTATGCTATTAATAGCTTTAGCATTACTGCTAATCTTATTTAACTTAGCAATTGCTCCACTAAAGCCAAACTCTTTTGTCATGAGTAAATCTCCAGGTAATACATAAATTGATTTTCTTTTTTATCAGCATTCACATCAATTACTTCTTGCCAAGAACCAGTATTTAATTTTGTGTTATCCTCTAATGAGTTTTGTATTTTTTGTAAAATTTCTGAACTGTCTAAATCGTGTGGCACTAAATCATAGAAATTTAATTGATAAACATGGTGTTTAATTTTCTTTTTGTTAGAAAGTCTTTTTTCTGTTGTATTTACGTGAAAATATACTATTTTTGGGAAATCTGTCTCTTCACTAAATCCATATGAATATGGAATATTCAATTCCATATCAGCTATGGTTTGAAATATTAATTCCTTAATGGTCATTTCTAATCACCTCTACCAACGATAATTCAGTTTCATTTTTCACATGATTATGATAAATTCTTGAAATAACATAAGATTTATTTTTTATAATCACATAAAGATCACTTAACAAATAGTCATTAATATTGTGAAACAACCTAATAGCAATCCTTGTAGATACTTCTGTATCTACCTGTAAAGATTGATACTTTTCATTAGCTGTTACACCTAAATATCTGAACCAAAACTTTCTGATTTCCTCTTCTGTTTTATCAGATAATTTAGTATTGAATTTATCTTTTTTATGAGTATATTTAATAAACCTTACTATTCCATCATTGTAAGATTGACTAATCTTATTTTGCTTCATCAGTTTCTTCTACAGGAGCTTCCTTAACTTCTTCTTTAATTTCAGTTTCTGCAGCTTTTACAGGAGCTTCCTTAACTTCTTCTTTAGTTTCAGTTTCTGCAGCTTCTACTGGTGCTGTTTCTTCTTCAACTAACTCTAAGAACTCTCCACCATAAATTGATAGATTTTTCTTGAATTCATCATATCTAGCTTTTGTAATTTCCAAAACGTCACCTGGTTTATAAACTGTACCTGTATATAAATCTTCGAATACTTGTAATGCTTTTACTTTAACCATTTTATCTGTACCTCTCTTTTTCAATTCTTATTAATAGACTTGACATCTCACCTAAAAAATTAGTGTCAAAATATTCTAATTTATCATTGTATTCATACCTTGCTCTCTCAAACACTAATGATTTTCCTTGCTCATTATTATCAATATCAAAAAAACCACATTTTTCACAAAGAATTTCATAAGAAAAAGACAACAACCTCTTTAGATTATCGTCCTCATCATCATGAAGTATATGTAATTTATCTTTGAATTGTTTTAATAAATCATCTGAAATATCAAACATAAGCCTATCCTAATGGCACTGCCATTGCTAAATCTTTAGTAAATGTTAATTTAACTACTGCTTCTTTGTCTACAGGTTTAACATCAAATCTAGTGATTAAACGTGTATCGTATGAATTACGTGTGAATGCTTTACCACCAACATCTGTAGATAGAATTTCTAAAGCATTTAGTGAATATAATCGTACTGCTTCATGTAAATCACCTACATATAATGGGAATGAGCCGTCTGTTTCTTTAGGGAAGTGTGTATCTGGTAATACAACTACTTCTTTTCCTGATAATAAACGTTTAGTTGGTTCATTTACTACTGGTTGAAGTAGATAATTATTATTTTTATCTTTTAATGTATCTAAAATATTAAATCCACTTTGGTTAGTGATAAATTTAGTATTATCTAAGAACATTGGATCTAATGTAACGTTCATAGCTGTCTTGATTTCATCAACCTTAGTAATAGCTTTTTTCTCAAATGAATTTAATACTTCTAAAATTTCTTTATTTTCAGTAATAACTTGTTTTCTCGTGAACCATTTCGCTAAATAAGCTAATAAGTTTTCTGGTGTATCTTGCAATAAGAATCTTGATACTGGTAAAATTCCACCGAAATTTTTTACTGCATAAGAAATTTTTTCAAAAGTTGAACCTTTGATTTCTTCAATTTCTGCTAATTCAGTAATATTAGTTAATGCAGTAAGCTGACTTGTTTTTTCATATACTTCACTACCTGATGGGACAACTACGTTACGAACATCTACATAATCTCTTAGAGATGTAAATGAGCGTCTATATTCATTAATTTTTGTTTGAACATCTGCAGGAACTAAATAACCACCATTCTCATCTGTTGATTCTTTTAATGGCCCAGCTTCATCTACAACACCAGTTTTAATATATCTTTGTAATGCTTGAATACCAGTTTCTACTTTGTTTTCAACTGTCATATCAACTGCTTTATCATCATGTTTTAAACTATTTAAATTTTGAATTAGATCAATTTCAGTTGTTAAATTTTTAATCTCTGCAACTAAAGAATTAGCTAATTCTTTATCACCATTATTAATTGCTGTTTCTGCAGCTTCTACTTTTTCTGCTTTTAATTGTAATAACTCTCTTAATTTTTTATTATTCATTATTGAACCTCCAAAAATTCTAAATATTGCTTTGCTCGTTCCGTTTGAAATTCATAATTATCTTTAATTAATTCTTTAGGAACATTTTTAAATTTATGTGCTTGTTCTTTAGTTAAACAAGCTGCCATTTTTACTGGCTCTGCTATTTCATCACATAATCCTAGCTCTAAACATTCATCAGCATTTAACCAACTTTCTTTATCCATTAAATCTCTGATTTCTTCTTCTGTAGTCTTATCTTTAGCTTTAGCTAAATAAGTATTAACTATACTGTCATTAATGTGATCTAAATCATCTGCCATTTTTCTTAAGTCATTTGCATTTCCATACATTCCAGTCCATGCATTATGAATCATCATCATGGCATTTTTTGGCATAACTACCTTGTCAGCTCCCATTGCAATTACAGTTGCAATTGAAGCTGCTAAACCATCAACATATGCTGTCACATATGCTTTATTGTGTCTGATTAAGCTATGAATGGCTTGCCCATCAAATACATCTCCACCATTTGAATTAATATGTAAGTCAATGTATTTAACATCACCTAAAGCATTTAATTCTTCGGCAAATTGTTGTGCTGTAGATTTTTCTAGCCACCAGTCATAACCGATATCTGAATAGATATAAATTTCCGCCTTATCTTCATTCAAGGCTTTCATCTTCCAATTGTTCATTACCTCTTGCTCCTGCTTTCCACATTTGATATTCTTTGATTGTATCGATAGGAGCATAGTTTAATGACATAAATCTCATATCACCATACTCATTATCAATTGTCGACATATCCTCTGAACGTAATATATCGTTGATTGTATAAACTCCAACATGTTGCATTTTTTCATAAAATTCTGCTCGTGATTTTTGGTCTGCTCTTAATTCAGCTTCCATATTGAACTTGAAATAATAGCCTCTTTTTCTATCTAAATCTGTTAGAATTTTAGTATTTAATTCAGCCTCTATATTTGTTACGTATGGCAACATAACATTTTTTACATAGTCCATTGATTGTGATAAAGCGTTAGAATGGGTTAATCCACTGTAATCACCATATTTATATGGTGGCACTTTAAAAATACTAGCAATTTCTGCTTTGTTGTATTTCATAGTTTGGATAAACTGTGCATCAGATTGTGGAATTCCAACACTTTGATAATCAATATCTGGATTCAGAATAGCTACATTATTATTCTCAAGATGCTTTTTCCATGATTCAGCAACTGTTTCTTTATTTTCAGCTGTCAATGGTGTTCTTGTAGATTTCAATATAGCTAATGGAATACCCTCTCTTTTAAAGAGGTTAGATGCCATTTCTCGTCCTTTTTGGTTTCCTTGAATACTTTCTCTCAATACTTGAACAGGAGAACGTCCTATCAAGCCATTAATAGATAAATTTTTAAAATGTAGTAATTCATCACTATTCAAAATTACTTGTTTGCCTTTATACGTTGTTCTATAGGTTACTGTGTTAGTTTCAGCATGATATAGTACGCTTGTAACTCTAGGATCTAACGGAACAATCTCCTTTACTTGACCATTTCTTCCAATCTCTAAATAATGATAGCTATTTCCCCACAGATTTAACTGTGTCATTACTAAATGTTTCCATTCAAAGCTAGTCATGTTTTTATTTGGTTGGTCTTTTAACAAGCTATACACACTATGATTTTTTGCTTTCTCTACAGTTCCTTTATTGTCATAAAGTAAATTCAATGGATACTTTGCTAAATCATCAGCTAAAACCTTTACTGAACTATAAACTTCTGAAGTACTAATAGCACTTTCTTCTGTCACATTGTTTCCTCGATTATTAAATAAATTGAGAAGCCAATCAGCAGGATTTCTTAAATCACTTTCCACTTCACTACCTGTTGGTGTCTTATTTCTAAATATCATCCTCATTTCTCACCTCCTTCCTAAGTGTCTAAATTAGTATCTAAAACATAAGTACATAGCATTAGAACTACTCCCAACACTACAAATCCTAATGTTTTACATAATAAAAAGCCTGCGTACACAAATGATACGAGGCTCAAAAGGAATAGAATTCCTATTAATATTCTTATTAACTTCTTCATTAGAAACTAAACGCTCCTTTACTTATTTCTTCATTTAGATCATATCCGATATTATCGCTGTACATAGCACGAGTAAAAGCAAAAATACCAGCAGCAGCCATATCTATCCTATCAGTAGATTTTTTCTTATCTAACATGATATTATCCTGTGCATCTGCTTTTGTAACTGCATTTCCTAAACACCAAGTCAAAGCTTTATTTCCATCATGGTGTATTTTCTGCTCATAGACACATTCTCTAAAGTGTTTTGTAGGTTCATTAAGAGTTAAAACACCTTGTCTAACTTCAATCATTAAGTATCCTAGTTTCTCCATTGATTGTGCCCATTGAGTTGCATTATAAGGATCATAACATACTTCTTGAATACTATACTTACTTCTTAAGCTTTCTATATAGTCAATAACGAAATCGTAATCAATAACTTCTCCTGGAGTAGTTGTTATCCAACCTTCATCTACCCAAAGACTATAGTTTACTCTATCAGTATTCATTCTTTGTTGTAGCATTTCCTCTGGCATAAATCCTTTACTTCTAACTGCATACTTACCTTCACCAAGTACAAATATTGAAGTTACTGCAGTTAAGTCTAATCTTTTTGATAAATCGACACCAACAAAGCAAGGTTTACCCTCTAATTCATCATCAGGTACTTCACACAGCTTCCATTTCTCCATATCCATATATTTATTTTCTGGAGCATTTACCCAAATATTCATATTCTTAGTAAGAAACTTAGTCATAGTATCAGGCTTATCAATTGCTTCTTTCAACCTATCTCTTAAGAATTTCATACCCTCATCATAGCTTGCAAGAATAGGATTAGCTTTAATCCAATTTCTTTCATCTTTGATATCATCACCTTTATCTAACTCACAAACCATAGCATAGTAAGTATCATTTTCTACAGGACTATTAGGATCTAATAATTTAGAAACATATTCATACTCTGTAGCGTAACATGGGCTGTTTAAATTAAATCCAGCAGTTGTAATAATAACGATTAATGGCTGGCTTCTTGCACCTTGTCCAGATTGAATAACTTCTAAAATCTCATCTGTAGGATGTGCGTGATACTCATCCATTGCCCCTACTTGAGGGTTAAATCCATCTGCAGTCTTTCCAGAATCTCTGGATAAAGCCATAATATAGCTATTACTTCGTTCATGTTCTATCAAGCTTCTAGTAATCTTAAACTTATTCTTAACTTCACTACCTTGTAATTGTGCTTTTATTTCTTTAAAAACAATATTCGCTTGATCTCTTTTAGTAGCTCCAATATAAGCTTCACTTGAAGATTCACCAAAGGCAGATATCTCATAAGATAAACAACAAGAAACATCTTGAGACTTAGCGTTTTTCCTTGCTACTTGATAATAAAATTTTCTAAATCTTCTTAAGCCAGTTTCTATATGAATCCATCCATAAATATTTGACCAGTTAAAAATTTGAATAGGTGCAGGATCTATATTCTTACCTGCCAATTTACCTTTAGTATGTTTAAATAACGACATCCACTCTAGAAATCTCATAGCTTTATCTTCATCAAAAATAAAAGGAAACTCTTTAGTCCCCTCTCTTTCTAAATCTCTAAGAAATCTCATGCATGCCCATTTCTCTTTTTCACAAACTAAACGCTCACCGTTAACAGCTTCTTCTGCCCATTGTTTCATTGCATTTTTTAACATTAGATATTACCAAACCTTTCATGAACAGAATCTTTTGGCAATTCTTCGTATGCTTTATCCATAGCGATTTTAGCACGAGCTACTGGAGTTAATCCAATTTCAGATTGAAGTGAACGTAAGATATTAAATAAATCTTTCTGTCTAATTAATAGAGGATGTTGGCCCATAGAATAATCTACTGTTCTTTCATTCTCAACTGTTTTAGAGCCACGTTTTAACACTCTCTCTGTTTCTTTTGTGTAACCTTTGTCGGTGATTAATCCATCTTCTTGAATAATTCTACTACACTCCACATACTTCTCATAAGTATCACAGTAAACAGCTAGAACATGAACATCTAGATTATTTAAAAGATCTATAGAATCTGTCTGACTGACAATATATCTAAATTCTTTCTTCGCTAAATCTCCAAGCCACTTCGGAGGCTTCAATTTATCTTTTGATAATTTTAGCTTATTTTCTTCTATTTTTCGTGCCTCTATTTTCTCTTTTGATAACCTCTGTCTATTACCTCCTAAAAGCTTTAATGACATAGGTTCAGCTTTCCTTGCCAAAGTATCACCACCTTCCTAAAATAAATCTCAATTGGAAAAAATAATTAAACGCATTTTGCGTGCAAAAAAGAGACGCCCGCTCGTAAGCAAAAATTATTTTTCAAATTTTTTCAGGGGGGTATCCCTGGGAAATATTTCCCAAAAGGCTTGATAAAATTCTATTTGTAATGCTCTATCTTGTTATGGCAGTTACGACACACCGACTCAAGGTTGCTCATCTCTAGCCTCTTGCTCCAGTCCGTCCTTACTTCCACCTTGTGATGTACTAGGTTAGCAGTGCCACCACACATGGCACAAGTAAAGCAATCTCTTTTAAGAACTTCTTGCCTTGTATCCCTCCACTCCTTCGAGCGATAGAACTTCATTGCATCATCATTCTTTCTTTGTTCATTGTAATATTTACTTTGTGTTTGTTTATGTCTATCACAATATGCACCACGTTTAATAAGTGTTCTGCAATTATGATGCTTACATTCTTTCATAACTGTTCATACTTTCTTAAGTTATTTCCAAAATAAAAAGAGATAGCTATTAAACTATCTCTTAATATTCGTATACAATATACGCTTGTATTAATAATTATGTAGTATTGGATACTAATATTATACCATGGACAAACCCGACATTTCCGACAACTTTTATTTTGAGTTAGGATTCTCAGTATTAAAAATCTCTATTAGCTTTTCCATGTCTTCTTTAGTAGCATAATGTCTAACAAACGTTCTTGCTGCTGTTCGTCTATTATTCATTAAAGCACGTTCTTTATTCTTTTCATAGTATGCTTTGCTTGCTTTTTTTTGTGCTTCTGATGTTTTAGTTTCTGACATTTTATTTTCTCCTTTATTTTATTTATTATTTTATCTAAAGAAAAAATAATATATTAATATTCCTAAAATAGGATACATAATAATTGCGATTAAAAAATCATTAAAAGTATTTTTCTTAAGCTCCAGATTTATTTTCAATCTACCTATTTTATATTCCTTTTTCATAATGCTTATGCTATAATGGTAATTAGGTAAGAGACCGAAGTCTCTTAAACCTAATATTCAAAAATTATTTTAAAGCTAAAAACAAGCAAGTTGACCGTCAATTCAAACTTTATTGTTTTTGGCTTTTTTATTTTTACCATATAGCTTTTTCCTCCTCTCTTAATTCATACTTTTATTATAATACATGTATTATAATTTGTCAATAGTTTTTTGAAAAATAAAAAAAGATTTAAGCTCTTTCTCTTAAATCTTTATCGTTCATAATATTATATAATTTATCTTTAAAACTTTGAATTCTTCTTTCTACAGTTCTGGTATGATAACATACTTCTTCTGCTACTTCATCTATTGTTAGATTGTAAGTGTACTTAAACTTAAGTATCTTTCTATCTCTAACATCTACTAATTGTTCTTCAAATTTCTCAATACATTTCAATGCATAACTATCTTTTTCGAAATCATAATCAGAAAGTTTATTAACCAAATTATTCTCATTAGCATTTGTGAAAGTATTGTTACTAGTTTTGTTATCATCTATACTACTTAACTTATCTCTTAAATATATATTCAACTGTCTTTTAATCTTGTGTCTTGCTTCTAAATAATAATCTACATCATTTCTTGTATAATTAAACTCTCTCATCTAATCTCCTTTGCTATGTTGATAAAGCTGGATATCAACACTATTACTTTTATTTTTGAAGGACACTTAATGCTATTTTTAAAGTCATCTCTCACCTAGATAACCACACGTCAAAAACATTTCCAGCTCAATGTTTATTATATCTTTTTTTGTTGATAGATTAAATAGTTCATTACACTAAATTTTCACCAAATAAACTTTTATAATGACTATCTAATAAGATTGCCATGGTTGACACATCTTCATTTAAATCAAATAAATATTTTCTATTTTCATATACCTTGTCATCTATCCAGTATACCAATACTACATTATTTTTCTCTAGTAACAATGTTTTTTGGTCATAATTAATTGAGTATCCATAATTGTAGTAGTTGCTTAATCTTCTAGCTAATGCATGAATAATATTCCTATATTTATCTTTTACTATCTTTTTATTTTGTTTAGTAGCTGTATCATACTTAGAAATAATACAATATTCTAGTGATACTCCTAGAATCTTTTCCAGTCTTCTAAGATATATAGCTTTTATATAGTTTCCTTGAGCTTTATTCAATATTCTTCTAGCTAATAAGGTATTAAACTTTGTTGCCCCTTTTGTTCTAGTTTCTTTTATTTTAAGCTCAATTGCATCTTCAAGTTTCTTATCAACTCTTAACAACTCATTAATTTCACATCTTTTTTTTAGATAACAAAAAATATGTTTCTCTAAATCAAAGCTAATCAAATCCTTAAGTTCTTCTGCATCTTCTATCAACATTACACAATCATTCTTTTTTAATTGTTTATAGACATAACAAAATGTTCTATTCTCTTCTTCTGTGAATTTACTAGTGGATTCTAAATCTAATTCTTTTATTATCGATTCATAAAATCTTATATATCTATACACTCGCTTTTCTCCTGTCCTATTCCATTTTTCATTTTAAATAGATTTACTTCTTTCTCAATATTATCAAGTAATACTGATTCTTCTTCAATATCTGTTTTATTCTCCACATCTGATCTCTTAACATATTCTTGTAATGCATGTTTTATAATTTGAGCATCTTTATATTTTAATGCTAAATATATTCTGTTAGTCATTTGCAAAGCACCTCCTTAATCTCATCTCCGAACTCTTCGCTAGTCATTTCTATTCCTCCTAATCGTTGTATAAAACTATATTACTTGAATGTCCTAAATATTGTTTTCCATTTTTCAATTTAACTTTTACAGTACCCTTATTATCGTATATAATCCATTCTTCTACTTCTCCAGTAACTACTTCATTGTTAGGGAGTTTAATTACTGCTTTTTGTAACAAGGCTTTATCTTCTCTAAAAACAGTCAAACCTAAACCGAAAATAATTAATAATACACCTATAATATGTATCAGGTCTATATTTTCCTTAAACCATCTCATTTACTTACATCTCCAACAATTCTTTTTTCTCGTAAATATTACCTATCACTGAATAATCATCCTCCATGCTAGATAATCTGCAATAATACTTTCCGTTTTTTTCTAGATAATAAAATTCTTCTTCCACTTTCTTCTTCACTAAATATCTCAAGTTGTTATGCACTACTATATCTCCTGTATAGATATAATTATCGTTTTTATCCTTATATCCGCTGTTGTAAATGAAAGTCACTTCATCAAATTTATAAGATACATTATCTGCATTATCATTAAAATAAACTTCTACTGTTTTTTCGTGATAATTAATAACTTCTGCAGGTAGCACCATATCTAAACTCTTAATATATACTTTTGGTTGTTTCATCTTCTATCCTCCTACATACTAAATAAACTGTATATTTGATATGCTGTAAATATTGTTACAAATATCAATATGATCGCTAATATAACAATTAAATTTCTTTCTCCTATACGTTCTATAAAATTATCAACTTTACAATACACTTTATTAAGTTCTTCTTTTATTACATCTCTTTCTTCAATCGTTACAGTTGATAATGTGTGATCTGTATATGGATAATAATAACTACACATTGTTTTTTCTATGTCATCAAAATGAAATGTTATATTTGAAATAGTGATTTTCAAATTCTCATTTCTTACCACTCCTGCTTTCACCTTACCATACGCTTTATTTATAGCCATAACATCATCAAAATCAATTGATGTTTCTAAAAAATCACCATTTTTTAACCAAAATTTTATTCTAACTGGATTCATTTTTATAACTCCTTATAATGATATTTAATACTAGCAATATATCTCGTAGCGCGTAAATAATTTACTTCTTTCTTTTTCACGTCTAACATTTTCGGTAACGCTAATGGTATAAATTTTGAATAATCTGTAATTATTTCTAAAAAATCCATTAAATAATAATAAACCTCGTCGAGTGAATCAAATATCTCATTTTTAACCAGATTAGGGAAAGTCTTTACGAAATTCATATCACTTGTTTCATACGTAACCAAAAGGTCGTTAAGTCTATTTGTTACCGTGATTTTAATTTTTTCACTATTACATTTATTACTGAAAATTATATGAAATTCTTTACCACCGCTATATATAGCGTTGTGAGTGTAAGAAAATATATCTTTCAACAACTTAAACCAATTTTCAAATTTAGCGTACTTGTAAATTTCCACTGCTTGTTCCGTGTATTCTCTATCATACTTTTCATTAAAGTTTTCTATATTCATTGTTAACCCTCCCTAACCGTAAATTTCTTTATACTGCTTAAGTAATTGCAACTGTCTAATTTTTTCTTTTTGCTCTTGAATAGTTCTTTCTTTAACGATATTATCGTTAGAAAGCTCCTCAATAGTATTACTCGACACATATACACCTAATATCAGACCTGCTGTAAACA